GTCCGATACCGCAGAGGCAAGGATAAAAGCCAGAGCCATTGAGTTAAAGGCAATGAAAGAAACCTACTTTCCGCCTATATCAGATTTATTGATGACCCCAAATAAGCTACAATCATGGGGTGACTGGTTGCGTAATTATGCCGGGTTTTACTTACTTACTGGAAATTCATACAACTATTACAACGGTATCAACCCGGCTAACAGAAAATGGGGTGAAATGTACGTATTGCCGGCACAGTTCATGCAGATCATATCAGGTGGCCCAATGCAACCAGTAAAAGGATACCGTGTCATTAATCAACGTTTCTTTGGTTCTGATATGTTTGATTTCGAGGCGACATCGGTATCTCATCTTAAATCATTCAATCCAAATTATAATAACTACGGTTCACAGCTCTATGGACAATCTCCGCTAATGGCGTACCGCATGACCTTGCAGAAAAATAAGGACACAAGGATTGAGGGTAATAAGCAGGTTGTTAATGGTGGGCCACTTGGAATAGTGTCTCCTAAAGATGGCAATACGAAATGGACTGCCGACCAGGGACAGGACTTCAAGGATCAGTTAATGAAGAAAAACCGCTATTCGGGCGGCGATGTAGTTGACAGGTTATTTGCTTCAGGTACGCCGATTGAATTTCAGCAGATAGGTTTGGCCGTAGCGGATATGATGCTATTGGAGTCGTTAAACTTTGACCGCAAGGATATAGCCAATGCCTATCACATACCAATTACATTATTAAATGACATGAGCGCCAGTACCGACAATAATGTATCGGCACATATGAAGCAGTTTATCTATAACGTCATCATTCCATTGGCAAATATGATTAGCGATAAGCTAACCCGTGATATTTGCCCACCGTATAACACAAACGGTAAAACCTACGTTATTCAGATCGATCCCACTACACTACCTGATATGCAGGACGATATGACAAAGGTAGCTACATGGTTTAATACTGCATGGTGGACAACTGCTAATCAAAAGCTGCAAGGTATGGGCTTTGAGACATCTACGGAGCCGAACATGGATAAGGTACTTGTGCCAAATAACATGATGCTGATCGATGACCTTTCCGTAACTGATGCGCAATTCACACAAGCCGCTGGAATGGCTGCACCAGGTAAGTTATGATAGCTGAAATAAGCACCGTTCGTTTTAATTCAGAGCAGTATGTGCGGGACTGGAAACGACTGCATCATAACATCGAACAGCAGTTATACCCAATATTTAAAGCTGCGTTAACAGCGCAAACTAACCCGGTTCGGGACTTTGTTAAAACCCATCCGTTTGCCGACCTGTCAAGCCATCTAAGCGTATTGGTATCTAAACAGCCTATGCAAGTTGCGTATAATACAGCCTATCAAAAAGCTGGTGTACGCGGTGCGCAGTTTTCCTATGCCAGTATACAACGCGCCGGAAAGCGAAAGGCCGCAACAGATACACCCGGCTTTTTTAGCGAGTACTGGCGTAAATTAATGTCGTTATTCTACAACACGCAGTCAGCAGAGCGTATACAGGGTGTTACCGATACTACCAAAGCTCAGATACAAAAATTATTAGATGAGGCAAACGAACAAGGATTGACCACAAGCGAAACTGCAACCTATATTGAAGATGCTTTAGCTGATCCTGATTTTAACCGTGTAAGGGCTATGTTGATAGCTCGTACCGAATCAACTACCGCAGCTAATTACGGCGCAAGTTTGGGGAATGAATCAGCCGACTATTTAACGGCTAAAACATGGCTTGCTGTATTGGATGCTAACACACGACCTGACCATATTGATGCATCAGGACAGCAGGTTGCCAGTGATGATTTCTTTATTGTAGGAGGCTATGAGGCCATGTACCCTGGCGATGTTAGCTTGCCTGTTGGAGAGGTAGCAAATTGTAGGTGCGTAGTGGCGTATGTGCCTATCCTTTCGGAATCAGGCATCCCGATACTCAAATAGGGTTGTAAAGTAAACCAATTCACTATCAATATTCCACCCTATTTTACCACTTTCGATACGTGCTATTGTCGCTCTATGCAATCCTGATATTTCCGATAGCTTTTCTTGACTGATATTTTTTTCAATCCGCATTTGTTTTAATTCATGTGCCCGTTTTTCACGTATCGGGTTAATATTCATGTTTGCTAATGTACAACATTTGCGACAATCTACAAAATACTAATTGCATAACCTAAATTTATACGCAAATGCATAAACAACCCGGCAATTATCAAAAATCACAAAGCGGATTGATCCCGATACCGAAAGGAATGTGGGAAGAGAAGTACTTCGCTACACCCGCTACAATAACCGATGCCGATCCATCAAAAAAGACATGGACTGCATACGCGGCTATTTTTGGCAATAAAGATTTGGATGACGATATTATCATGCCGGGTGCGTTCAAAAAGTCAATAGCCGAAAACGGGCCTGGTGGTACAAACACCATACTCGTTCTTAACCAGCACATCACATGGCAAGTATTGTGCAAGCCTAAAGTATTGCAGGAAGATTCAAAAGGATTGTACTATGAGGCCGAAGTTACCAGCGGCGCAACGTTCGCCGAAGATGCTGTAAAGTTAATCATAGCGGGGCTGGTAGAGGAAAACTCTATCGGCTTTCAAACGGTTAAATCGGCAATCATTCAACCCGACGCGCAGGACTGGACGACATGGTATCGCGAGTTGTACGAATTGAATTTAGCTGAAATGTCACCTGTTACATGGGCTGCAAATCCTGAAGCAAGGATGCAGGGTATGAAGTCAGCCCGTACACCTGACGAATTGTACCAACGCCAGCAAAAGCTATTGAAAGCCTTGCGCGAGCCGGGTATGCGTGACGAAACGTACATGGCATTGGAACTTGAAGTAAAACAAATAAATACCGAATACTATAATTTAGGCAAAAGAGTTTCACTTGAAAGCAAGGGAGCCGCTATGCTAACATGCCCTGAATGCAAGGCTGAATTTATGCCGGATGGTGACGAAGATATTACCGGCGATATTGAATGTCCTGAATGTAAATGCATGTTTCAAAAAAGCACTCCAAATGAACCAAGCCGAAAGAGCCTCGTTGATGGATTTGGATTTCAATTAACAGAATCATTCACAGGTTTTAAATTTTAAACAAAATGGAAATATTTCCAATTGAGGCGGGGGACAGTCCCGAAGTGAAACAGGTTAAGGAAAAACTTAACCTTGTCTACGTTAAAAGCGGTGAGAATGCCACGCAGCTGACGAAGGAAGTCAAAGAGGCATTCGCAACAGAAGTAAAAGCAGCTGTTGATTCCAATACGGAATTGAAAGGTAAAATTGAAGAAATGTTTACCCAAAAGGCCGCTATGGAAGCCAAGTTGGGTGAACACGAAGCTGCGTTACTGGAGTTGAACCGTTTCCGTGATGCTAACAAAAAATCGGCAGAACAGGGTGTGTCTTTCGGCCAGGCATTTAACGATGCTATGGACGAAAACATGGACGACATTAAAGCGTTCGCAGCCGGTAAACTTAAAAATGCCAATAAGGTACGTATGGAGTTAAAGGCCGTTGGCGATATGGGCTTGTCCAGCATAACAAACCTGACCGCTGCAAACGTGCAGGTTGCGCCCGGTATCGTGCCGTTCCCGTCCCGTAAAGTTCACTTGCGCGATATCATGGCAACTGGCCGCATGACCACATCCTTGTATAACTACTTACAGGAAATTGGTTTTGATGGCTCTATAGGTACATGGCAGGAAAACAGCGGCGCAAAGCCACAGTTTGATATCCGTTACAAGGAGCAAAGCGCCGAAGCTGAATTTGTTGCAGGCTGGATACGTATTTCTCGCAAGTCGCTGGATGATATTCCTGCACTGAAAAGTAATTTGGCTTTCAGGTTGCTGCAAAAATACCTCGATGCAGAGGATAACGGTATCCTGAACGGCACGGGTGCAAACGGTGAATTACAGGGCTTTTATAAAGCTGGTAACTCAATCGCCTATGCGGGTGGCAAAACCAAATCGGTTGAAATGCTGGTGGATTCGATCAGCCAACTTGAGGTGCTGAATCATACTGCGACAGGCATATTGCTTGACCCTATCGGTTATAACAACGTGCTGTTATCTCAATCGGCTGGATCAACTGCTGGTATCTATTCGCTGCCTGGTGGTTTGGTAAGCTACGGCGGTGCAGCAACCGGTCTTGAGGTGGCAGGCACAACTTCATACAAATCAACCGCACAATCGGCTAACAAGTTCCTGACCGGCGACTGGAGTATGGGTGCTCAATTGCTATTCCGCGAGGACCCAATTGTTGAGTTTTTCGAGCAGGATGGTGATAACGTGAAGAACAACCAGATCACCGTAAGGGTGGAAGGCCGCGTTGCAAACGTTATTTATTACAACGATGCTTTCGAATATGGCACATTTGTGAACCCGGGTTCATAAGTAAAAACCAAAATAAAAACATACTAAAGCCGATGAAATATTCGGCTTTTTTTGTATATTTGGGTGTAAATAAATCGTTGTGCAGAACGACTTTAAAGACATTTAGCCTTTAACGGGGGATGGCCTGCACGCCTGAACTCGTTAAAGGCATTTTTATGTTATGGAAATTTGGCGTAATGTTGAAGGAACTTTTGGATGTTATAAAGTTAGTAATTTAGGTAACTATTGCTCATATCGAAGCGGTAAAGGATGGAAAGACTTAAGCCAATGGATAACAACAGGTGGTTATTTATGTGCGGAACTATACGTAAATAATAAAAGAACGACACCTAAAATACATCGTTTAGTTGCACTTGCTTTCATTGCAAATCCAAATAATTATCGGGTAGTCAATCATATAAACGGTATAAAAACTGACAATAGAGTAGAAAACCTAGAATGGTGTACACATTCAGAAAATAATCAACATGCATGGGATACCGGGCTAAAGGCAAAAAAATATGGAGCAGATAACAACCTTGCCTGCCTAACATGGGAACAGGCCGAAGAAATACGTCAACTACGAAAGCAAAAAGTCCGCGTTAAAAAGCTGATGGAAATGTTTAATGCGTCGGAATCAACTATCTGTAAAATAATTGGTAATAAGATATATATTAAAAAAGTTGCTTAACTTTAGTAAGTAAGGGTTTATAGTTGATTAAATCCCGTAGTTTAAATGGCTGCGGGATTTTTTTATTTGAAATAATTTGCAATTGTCCCACAAATGACTACATTTGTATCCACATCAAAAATTGTGATAAGGTTTAGGTTAGAGGCAACCGAGGTGCGATACTAAGGTTGCCTTTATTTAAAATCAGTAAAATGCAAAAACCAAAATTAAACGCCCGTGTACGGCAAACCACGCAGGATAAGCTAAAGGAACATGCCGAACAAGATGGCGAGAAGTTCTCAAATCATGTGGATACAGTATTGACAAAGCACGTCGAGAATCGTGAGGGTGAAAAGCATCAACCAAAGAAAGAGTATGGTGGCAAATAGAATAGTTAACAAATGCACATCATGCTTTTTTATAGGAAAATTACAGCTATTCATAAAATACGATTGGCTTATATTAAACCATCAAATAATTCGAATAATTATCAATTAATATGCCCATCAACCTCATAACCTTTAAAACCTCATAATCATGAAAACATACAGAATAAAAGAAGTTTACAAAGGCTATAGCCATCAACAATATATTGTACAAAGGCGGTACAGATTTTTATTTTGGTATATATGGGTCAATGAAAAGGCTGTACAAGGCAATGGTGGTGATTATTTCACAGTAGTTTTTGACAGTTTATCCGACGCTGAAAACTGGATTGGTAAGTGTAAAAGGTATTACGATGAAAAGCGATTAAACAAATCACCTATTGTAAAGCAAATTACAATCGACGCATGACACCACTACAATTTATAACCTTTAACAGCAAGCAATACCCTATCCACGAAACCATAGGCGGTGCATCCTTATGGATACGCCCATTAGCGCAATATTACTGCGTTGGCACGGGGCTGGATATTGGATACTCAAAAGAGAAGTGGATGCTACCCGGCGCTATCGGTATCGAGCCGTCAATTGATCCGCACTTCGATGCTATGCGATTGCCTAAAGGACAGTTCGATTATATCCACAGCTCACACTGTTTGGAACACGTCAAAGAGAATGTTTATAACGTTTTAGACTACTGGTTATCCAAAATAAAAGTCGGCGGCATCCTGTTTTTATACCTGCCTCACAAAGACCAGGAATATTGGCACCCGGAAAATAACCGAAAGCATGTACACCAATTTCAGCCGGGACAAATCGGTGGCTACCTTGAAAAGTTAGGGCATAAGGTTTGG